GGTTAAATCAACACTGTTAGTATTTGGAGCACTTCTTTTTATGTAAGTTACTGCACCGTCATTTATTTTAGTAGTGGTTACATTTAAATCTGTAATTTTAATAGTAGTTACAGCATTGTCAGCAAGCTTAGCTGTAGTGACGCCTAAATCTTTTATTCTAGCAACTTCACTTGAATACTCAATTGTAGAATTATCTACTAGAACAGGAGGCGCCCATGATACCCCATCATAAAATGCAATATTTTTTAACGTTGTATTATATAAAATTGAGCCTTCTTGTGTTATAGCATTTCGTTGGGTCGTTGTTCTAACGGGTAGCTTTAAACGAGCAGCACTAATTTCAACGGCACTTGCAAATAGATCTACCTCATCCTTTGTCGCACTTAAGGTTTCAACTGCGCCATGCTTTACTAATAAGGCCGGGATCGTTGAGTTAGTTGCAAGCGTCATTAAAATTTCAGCAGCTCCAGAAGTAGTTTGAGTACTAGGACTATTAATTAAAATAACACCTTTACCGCTTGCAAGAGCACCAGATTGACTAATAGCTACGGCACTTTCAGTGCCGGTATTACTAATGTTCAGCGCAATATTGCTTGAAGTTTGAGCTAGTGAAAGAATTGCAAGCGTTGGAGGAGAAGGCAACGCTACAGAACGCGCGCCAAGAATACCAAGGTTATCAGTACCAATTTGGCCTTGCGTCCAACTAACAACGGCCTGGAAGTTAGCATTAACTTCCGATGCTAAAGCCGCTGTTCCGGCTACAAATGCATGTGGAATCGTAAGCGTTGCCATTTTAAACTCCTATTAAGGCTGACGGTTAACAAACCAGAACTGACCGCTTGCAGCCGTTCCTGGAGCAACTGCTCCGGTTCTTGTGGTTGTTACTGCAACAACGCACCCGTTTTTAAAAAACTTGTACGGGCTGTCATTGACATCTTTGCCTAAAGCCTGGTCTGCCTTTATGCGAAAGGTAAACACTGGCGTGGTTGTTCCAACCGTTACTGCACCAGCGGATGCAGCATCAAAGACTTGCACGAAAATGTCCGCGCCACTATTCTCTTCGATCAAGAAACCATAAAGGTTGCCTCGACCCGAAAAGACAAGAACTGGCGTGGCATTTAGGCTCGACTCATAGCTATGGAACGTTGCGCTTGAAGCGCTTGCTGTTACTGAAGGTACACCCATTTTTGTACTCCTAAATACCGCTGAAGATACTGCCCGATACTCCCCAACCGAGGAGAGTCAGCGGCGCATCTTCATCGTCTTGTGTGAAAACTAATTGCATCATCTGTGCTTTGCGATGCACATTAAAAATAAATTCTTGTAAGCTTGGCCCGGTCCATAATAAGTTAGGTGAAACATTGCTACCACTTGACCAGACATAGTTAATAGGTGCAGCAGGAGACCACACTGTACCAACGCCTATCACTACATAACTTGTCGTATCGCTTTCAACCGCATTCAAATCAAACTTTGCACCGAACTCAAAGTTGTAAGTGTTGTCACGAGCCTCGGCATAAATCTTTGCACGCTTGTAAAGCTTAGTAATCATAGGTTGAGCAAACATGTAAGGCCGTGAAATAAGCTTCATGTAGATAGCTTTCTCAACGCCTGAGGCGTAATCGCTCGTGCCCGTATTCATCTTATAATACTGCCCCTCAGTAGTAGCGGAGCCAAAAAACACGTCCAGTCCTCCGGTAGCAGTAGCTTCGGTTTGAAAGAAGCAACCCGCTTTAATACCTGGAGCTGTAGCTGGGTCTTGTCCAGCTTCATAAGTAGTCCAACGAAACTGTGGGTATTGCTGATAATCACCTACTAACGTAAGGTCTGGATCTTGCGACGTAGTAGCTTTAAACACTTGAATGTAAATGCGTCGATTTTTTGTGTCATTAATCGCTGAGATTTTAAATGCTTTATTTCCGCTAAAATCTGCGGCCTTAATAAGGTTTTGAATCTGCAATGCAATGGGTCTAACGTTTTGGCCATCGGTTGCATATACATTATCTCTACCTAGAAAGAGTAGTTCATCGTAAACTTGACACTGGGCATGGTGCGATACAGCACCAGTCACTTCTGATATTTCACGATAGATATAGGTAACGTTATCTTCGCTGTTACCTAAATCCGGTAACCCTACTTCTTCGAGTCTGCCAACCGAACGTTCTTTTAAAATAATAGGAACGCCTTTAATTTGGCCTGCACCGATCATACCATCGGCTGCCCCATAACGACCTTCTACTGAAAACTCGTTCTGTACAGGAAAACTTTCTGGGAGCGGCCCATTGACACCAATCTTTGAAAAGCGACCACGGTTCTGCTCAGGGTGAAATACCACGAGCCTATTTCGTGCAACAACTGGAAAGCGAGCTTTATCATAATCTGTGTAATCCTGTAATCTAGTATTATCTAATGGAATTTGCTCAGACAGTAAACCATCATCAGATACATCGGAAAGATAAGACGTCGTATTACCAGCAACCTCATCTTCCAGAAATAATACTGAACCATTTACTACCGTCCTCCATATGCGCGTTTGTATAGTTAAATGCGATAAGTTTGCATTAACATACAAAGGGTATGCTACTAATGTTAGTGTAACGTTTTGATTACCGGCAGTAGTAGTAATAGTAGCCGAAAGTTCAGAAGGACTGCTTTCAGCAATAAGTTGATTATTAAAATAAAAAGCGTATGTATACGCGTAAATATAGTCGCCAACATTCAAGTCAGAGCCTGCTGCTAATACTCCTGTTGGAGCGGCAGAAGGCGCTATAATCCCCATTGGTCGCGTATATACGCCGTTAGCTTCGTAAACAAACGGTGTCTCTGGATCTCCCGATCCATCGAAGTAAAATAGCGAATCGCCTACTTGAGCAAATGAAGGTCTTACGGTGTGATCTAAAGCCAGATTAACGTTGCTCGGGTTTTTGAGGGGTGTAAATACCCCGGCAGCAATCTTTCCAAATTGCGCCGTGCTAGCATTATCCGTTGCATGTAGTAGAATTTCGGTAGTTCCAGTGCTAGTGCGGTACTCAAGGCCTTGCCTAATCGAAAAGCCAGTGACTGCATTGCCAATAGTAAACTGGTTTAGGTATCCGTCACGCTTTACATAGCCTCCGGTTGTACCAAGGTTCACATTTCGAGCCTCACGTACAAAGCCAGCAGCTAGCAGATTGATCGGCGAAGCCGTATCAAGCCCTTTAGCATCACTATACTCTAGTTCTTCAACGTAGTTAATCGTTGGCATCTTAATCCCAAGGTCTAAAGCCAGGAATATCTAGCAATTCGCCAATTCCATCGTATCTAAACTCTTCTTGTGAGCGTATACGCGTATCCAATTGCAAGTCTGACTGTATGTCTTGCAGGATAACAGCCATTGCTTCCTGTTTTTTTTGCAACGCTCGCTGATCATTCTCACGATCTAAGGCCATTGCAATAATATATTCAATAAAACCCTCTTGAAAACGGTAGGGAATGACTGGATAAGAAATGTTATACGTTGAAACATCCCCTGCAGCTGGTGTAACCTTACCGTCAATCTTTAATTGCATGGTTTTAAACGTAGGCGGCCAAATGCGAATGCGATTATCACCGACAATTGCCCAAGAATTGGGTGTATCGGTACTTGCCCCATCATTATTATCCGCATCAAGTCTGCGAATTTCAGTTATGTCCACTTTTTTTAGTACAATATTATCTGCTTCTGCACGAACAATCTCAATATCGTTAGCAGCCATGAAGAAACCAAGCGTTGCTACCGTCAAATCATACTCGGGTTGCCCGGTTGTAACGTTTAAAGTAAGTCCTGTCTTGTAAAGAAACGACCAATCATGCAGTTTGCAGAATCTAAATTCTGCTAAAGGGATTGTTTGCTCAACATATGTACGGAAACCACTGCTCTCGTTACCAATATAGTTAACAACACGAGAAACAATTTCAGCGTACGTAAATCCTGAAGTAATATTAGGCATCTGCTAACCTCTTTGCAATCTCTAGTTTGCCAAAATAACTGGCTTTATCATAATCAGATTCGCCTAGTCCTTGGCAGTTAAAAGCCTTTCGCACTTTGTCAATATCTGCAATGTTTTGTCGAACGATCATAAGTGCAAGAGATCTCCACCCCAGTACTGCTAACTTCGTATACTCCATATTGAATATATCATATTCTGGGATAAAGTCAAGGCAAATCGCACTTACATAAGTGTCCATTTCGCCTCGTTCTAAAGCGTCTAAGTATTGTGCATGTGCTGCATTGACGCTGTTTCTGTCTGATTTTTGGACAGCTATTTCGCTCTTTCGAGCTTTCTTAAAATACAGTGGGACAAATCGTAAACCATTCTCTTTAGTTACAGGTTGGCTAGCGTCGATATAAAGGCGGGTATCGATCTTTCTAAGCTTATCTTGTAAATCCGTTAGTAACATTTTTGGCTGTTCCCAAGGTATTAACGTAAAGGACATAAAGTCGGGGGCAGGCCGAAACCCACCCCCTCCCATATTACAGAGCGGAAGCTCCGTTAATTGCGATAACTCGCTTTGAGCCAGCATCAAGATACTTAGCCGCGAAGCCATTGATCTTGTAGCCAACTGTAGCAAACTGATCCAAAGGATCGTTAGCACCAGCAGAGCCATGTCGCTTTACAAACATCTTCATAGAGTCGCCGTTAAGCTCCACTACTCCGAATGCTTCTTCGCCGATCACGAATGACTGGTGAACATCGATTCCGCCAGAGCCAGTTCCTACGGAAGTCAGCATCTTGTCAGAGACAAGAAACCGCATTCCATACATACGAGCCACTTCACCGTTTAACAAGGGCTTGTTATCGACACCTTTTTGGATATCGAGCCAAGAACCTGCTTGTGAATCGACCATAAGGTCGTATTCAGCACGGGGGTGAAGAACTACAACATAGCTGCCAGACTCGTGAGGTCCGATAAAATCGGCCTTTTGACGAATCATAGCTTCGATGAGTTCTTTGTGGCTAATAACATCCGAAGCAGTGATAGCTGCGAAGTTAACTCTGTTGTTTACGTTTTGATTTGCACAGCTATTTGCAAGTTCAGAGACAATGAGTTCTTCGATTGTCTTAGAAGCTGCAATACCAAAACGCTCCGACAAGTTTTCCAACACTGGATCAATTGCGGTATCAGACAGCAAGTCAGATACTTTAGCATATTGTCCGTATTGGACGATGTTTGCCGTTACGTTTGAGGTACTGAAGCTGATTTCAGATGGAGGTGTTCCTTCAGTTAGTGGGCTGGTAGAACCAGCAATTGCGCTGTATCGTAACCATTTAACCTGTTTTCCATTTCCTTTTGGAAGTCTTTGTTTCTTTCCAAGAGGCATTAGAACTAGACGAGGTTCAAGGGTCGATAACAGCTTCTTTTCATAATACAAATGCAGATTCGCTGCATTCGTAAGTGTAGTTGAAGTAGCCATTATTTACTCCTAATCGTCGCTCCGACCAAGCGCCCTTCGCATTTCATCAAGTGAAAGCTTTTCAAAGGCTACTGACGTATCGCCTTGCGACACAGCAGACTCGGACTGAGCACGTTGTTTTTCAGATCGCACAGAAAGACCATCTTTCTGCACGCGCTCAACCGCTTGCTTGGAGTAGTAATCTACATCCATACCACGAGACATAAGGTCAAGTGCTTTGAGCACTTTGGCAGAGTTTAAAAACTCCGGCCTGACTACGTCTTGCAGTTCAGAGGCAAGCTGTTGCATTAGCGGTTCACGACGGGAGTAGTCGGGATTATCCTTCTTCTGCTTCCAGTAGTATTCAGCGCCTTCGGCTTGAATTTGCTGAATTGACTGTTGTTTCAGTTTGCTAGACACCGATTGATTAAGCCCTTTAAGCGCTTGCTTAATAGCTTCTTTCGGGTCTTCTTCAAACTTACTTTCGAAGACAGAGACAGGGTCCATTTCTTCTTCCATTTGAACCACTCTTGGAGGTCGCTGGGTTGGCATCTGCATTTGAGCAATTCGTTCGCGCTCAAGATTGCGATACTGTTCCTCTAGTGACTCCCTCTCTTTTCGAGTAGAACCCAATTCTGAAGCGAGTCTTCCGCGTTCTTTTTCAAGCTCGCGGTAGGCTTGGATAATCTCCATTGGAGACTTTCCAACGAACTTCTGTGGTATTGAGTTAGCCTCTTCCACTGTATCAAGTTGGCCAGAAGTAGAGATCTCCTGGGCTTGTGGCTGTTCAACAGCCTGACTTTCTTGCGAGGTCGCTTGTGGCTGCGCGATTTTCTCGTCTATCATGGTATCCTCCTAGTTTAGCCCTTATTCAGGGGACTGGGTTTGTTGTTCTTCCAATGCCTTACCTTCGGCGATTTTATAATCGACAAAGTTTAGGACGTTTTGGTAAGCTTTGACGGCTTCTTGGATACGACGAAACCGTTCTAAATCGTTTTCGGAAACTAACTTTTCCTTTAGGTCTGCGCAAGTTTCCTTCAACAAATCTTCTATTAGTTGCCACCCAACGCTACGCTTTAACGCTGCAAGAGCGTGGCTATCTTCTATTGCTTTAAGAGCTTGCTCTTCGAGAATCTCCGACTTGCCTGACAGCTCGCCGGTCTCTGGATTCCAGATCTTAACGTCTTCGTTTTCGTACAACATACTATTGTAGCCCTAATGCCGATAACACGTCTTGTGCTGGCGTTACGTTTAACTCAGGCTGTGCAGCATTAGGTTGTGGAGCTGCCATGCCTTGTTGAGCGTTTACCGCCTGCTGAGCTGCAAGCTGTTGCATTTGCATTGCTTGCCGTTCTTCAGGCGTATTGACAAAACGTTTAACCTGACGACCTAGTAAAGGACGCAGTAGAGCCTCTAGTATTACTTCACTCTTTACTGTACCGGGCTGGCTATTCTCGATAGCTTGCAGTATTTGTGATACCGTTTGGATTTTTTGAAACTGCCCCTCTGGGCCTCCGTTATCAAGCGTCGTCTCGACGATGAAATCGAAGGCCCTGAAAAATGCATCGGCAGGAAGTTGCACAAATGGATTAGGAGTGTTAGGGTCAGACACTCGCACCCATTTATCTTCCGTGACAAATTGCCGATTAGTTAATAGCATGATCTTTGCCACTTGTTTAAAATATAATTCACCAAGCATTCGCGCTTTAAGGCTGATGCGGGAGCTTGCAAAACTTTGAATAAAGTTTACGCCAGTAGCAGAGCGACCAAATTGCTTACCAAGATTTGAAGCAACAGGGGCTGCGTTAACCATAGCAGTAGCGTTTTGAATGTCATTTTGAATGAAAGCCATTTCTTCCCGCGAACCTATTGACGGGTCCATGGGTGGTAACGGTTTAATTGCATTGACATCATTAGTCCAGATAACCCCATTCGGTCGTGAGAACAAGCTCTTAGTATTGATACCTGCCGCACGATCAGCGATCCACATGGGATTAACAGACAAATTGATATTGTCAAGACGGGCGTTGCGTAAAGTGTTAGCTTCTTTAATGAGTGACCTAACGGCCATGAGTTCTGGGATACCATAAAATTCGGATTCACGGATATAGTTAGGGCATGCTACAAAGGGTTTAAATTTGTAATCGTAGAAGTTTTCTTCGCAACGTAAAACTACATCTCCGTTTGCGATTACGATGATATACTCAGAGAATTTGCCATCTTGATTGATGTCAAAGAGACCCCAGTATTCCCAGATCTCTACTTGCCCTTCTTCTTTAATATCGCTTTTGTTATCGTTAAGTTTATCAAATTCATCTCGGTAAGCATCGCTGTAGTATGGACGTGCCCATGCATCATCGCCTTTAACATTCATGCTAACTTCAAGCTCCTCTACGTTTTTATAGAGGGGGTTGTTTCTTAAGGCCGCCATTGTCTTGTACGTGCGGTGTACGCAGCCTCGCATAGACGCTACGTCGCCTGGCTTTTTAATCGTCCAGTCTGGAAAGAAATCATATATCGGGATGACCTCTAGGTCAGGGCCATCGAACAGAACTTCTACTTTAGGCTGCTTGCTTTGGATGGGCAGTCCTGTGACGGGGTCCATTTCCGTTACCCGTCGCATGGTCTCAATCTCTTTATAGCGATACGGCACCTTTGCAAAGGCAGTACCGTCGAGTAACATAGCCTTAATAAATGCAGCAGTCTTGGATTGAAACGCCATCTCCTCAAACTGGTGCAAATGAAAGTCAGTCATCGAATCTTCAAAGACCGCGTCTTGAAAATCTTGCCCCTTGAATTGAATAACAGAACCACCTCTAAAGAAAATATCGACTAGCTGTGGAGTCTGTGTTTCAATAATCGTAAAGCCAAACGGCAACTTTAAGTTAGCGCGCTGCACGACTGAGCGACTAGAAGGAGACCAGTTCTCGTACATTTCACGAGACTTGCGAGCGAGTTCAACATGTGATTCGCGATATTCATCGCTATTCTTCATGAATGCTCGAACTACACGAACAGCGTGCAATTCTTTGCTACGCTCTTTCTGCTCGTTTTCATCTCTTTCAAAAGGATTCTTCATGCGATTATCCTACTATGAAACCCGTTTCTGGGTCAATTATATATTCTGAAACTTCACCACTATAACGTTCTTCACTGGTATCCCAGTCACGTGAGCTACTCATTTCTTCAGTTAAAGCTGCTGCCATAACAAGATCGTCATGCGCGTCGGCAGTTGCCTGTCGCTTAACGGTTCCACCGCCTTTACCGGACATCTGTATGAAGGTTGACATCTCAGAGACTAAGTCCCGGTCTAGGATGATAAGCTTACCTTCTTTTGCAGCAGTCTTAAACTTTTCTGTAATCATTATCTTGGTCTGATTTGTTGTAACAAAGCCGACCTTTTTTGTAGGCTTATTCGTCATCTCATCTATCGTTGAGCGCTTATACAGGTTGCGATAGCCCATCTCTTTTAATACATGGATTACAACATGCCCGTGATTATTTGCTTCCACGCAAGCCCAAGCGTTGTTATAAAACTTTCCAAGCTTGTATAGTTCTCTAGCAAAATCAGCAGGAGCAAGGTCACCCCAAATGCGAGCAACCAATTTATTAGTCTTGTTGTCCTTAACATAAGCTGCGCCGTTATCTTGACCTACCCCTCCACTAGGATCAGCGCCCATGGAATACGTATGCGAAGGGTCCGGTTCTTCCCAAATTGCAATGCATCCTTTTGGATCGTCGTGTATTTCCATCTTATTGCCATCAGCAATTAAGTGACCTACGAAGATCGGATCGCGTGTATTGCGATCTTGCATTTTTAAGATGCCACTAGAGAATACGTTTGCATCGCCCGTTAAAAAACAATCCTGGTCGTTAGTAGGATACTCGTTTTCAAAAAGTTCCTCATCGCCACCGCACTTTGCTTCAATGCACCAGCGCCGCCAGAAGATATGGCTTTCGGTAATCTTACCTTTGTAAGAGGTTAATAACTCCCGTTCCCGGTTAGTTAACACCATATCACTA